CTTTGCTTTTTTGTCTGCAAATTCTTGCTCAAAAGGAATTGAGTCGTACATTGAACCTGTTGGCAATGCTTTTTGTAAATACTTCGCTTCTAAGTCTTTAGGACAAAGTGCTTCGTTTACTTTAATTTTTCCAACAGTCACAGTTCTTTGAGTGAAAGTTGTTGAACCTGAAGCAGTAAATCCGCAGCTTCCACCGCTTTGAAATATTGCGTCTGTGTCCATAATGTTAATCGTTTCAGAAGACTTTACGCCAACCATAACGTTACCTGCACTTTTAATTAAAGTTGCAGTTTTTGCACCTAATACAGAAGAAGTCACTAAAAGTGCTGCATTTTGTTCTGTATAGTTTGCTAATGCTGATACATTAAATCCCATTGTTATCTAATTTTAATTGTTTAATAATGCTTGTCTATATTTGCTCAATCTTTCTTCCTTAATATCTTTGTTAGATACAAATTCAGAAAATCCGTTTGGCTTTTGAATTGGGTCTGCGCTTGGTGTATTTGAAAGCGCCTCAATTAATTCGGCTACCTGTGCAAATCCTTGCTTAACTTTATTTTCTAATTCCAAAACTCTTAATTCAGCCGCTTCTTTAGCTTCGACCAATTCAGCAAATTTTGCTTCAAATTGTTCAGCCATTTCAGCCATTTTTTTGTCTTCTTCTTTTGACGCTTCAACTTCTGTGTCAACCACCGGTGTAACGTCTTCAACTTTAGTTTCAATTTCGATAATAATACCGTTTTCGTCCAAAGTAATTTCTGTTCCGTCCATTAATTCGTGGTCACCCGCCGGTGCAATAGTACCGTCAGCCAACGTTACTGAACCGCCAATTTCTAAAGCTGAAATTTCAACCTTAGTCCCGTCCATTAAAGAATATTCTGCCATTTCCACCTTAGTTTCTTCAACCATTGGTGCAACTTCAGCTTCAACTTCAACAGGCGCAACATTGTCTTCAAACAATGCCTTAATTTTTAAAATCGCTTCCTGTGCGTTCATACTTTTTTTATTATATAGTTAAAAAATAAAATGTTTATCACTTAACCTGTGACAATATTTTTTGGATTTCCTCAACCATTGAAGCAACTTTGTTTACTTCACGTGGTTTGTAGTTAAATAATCCTTCGACGCTAAATCCGGCAATTTCGCCATTTTTAACTTTCATCCAAGCTTCTTCATTGTCAACAATCATTGACCCGAACCAACTTCCAACCGGTGCGTCTTCAAATCCTTTCATTGGCATAATGCCACGCGAAGGGTCTGAAATAAAGCTTTCAAATAATGTAACGCCTTCAAATTGCGCACTTGAATCGTGCATTAAATTGACGTTACTTTGAAAACCTTTCTTAAAAAATTTCTGAACAATTTTAAGAATAGTGTCTTTGCTGAAAGCAACATAATAATCGCCGTATGTAGAATCGCTGCGAAAAATAGGAGTGTCAGCCAACATAATAGCACCACTGATAATACGACGGTCTTCATTTGCAATTTCAAATTTTTGGCTTTTATTAAATGCGTTCCAATTCTTTTGGATTGCGGGACGGTCAACCAATGCAATAAAGTCAACCTGTGCGTCGTCGTTTATGTCTTCTGTAATATCCAACATAAAAATTGGTAAATCTGTATTCATAACACTAAATAGTTTATTTTTTAATATTTATCGTTTATTGGAATGTTGCTCTGTTTTGTATTTCTGCATCAAGTGTTTGAGCATCTGAAATGTCACGTTCAAGCACGTATGCACGAACAGAAGTTGCAGCTTTGCCACTTGTATTGCCACCGCCACCGCCGCTATCTATATTTGGTGAAGAACCGCCAACACCACCACCGCCACCGGTTGAAGGTAATGAACCATAACTACCTGCATAAGGGTCACCAATAGTTGCACCACCACCGCCGGTGTCACCAATATTCCCACTACTCGGTAATGCTGCACCTGACTTATTTATTTCTGCAATTTGCGTTTTTGCGTCATTTACAACTTTTACAGCCGCAGCAATACCACCCGCAACAATTAAAGCCGACCACGGCAAACCTAATGTCAATGGTGAAGCGGCTACTGCTTTTGCAGTTGCTATGTACGTATTAACCGCAATTGTACCTAATGCAGCTGCTTTTTCAATTAAAATACCTGCAATTGCAAGGTCTTTATTTTTACCTGCAATAACCGTGACATCACGACCAAATTGTTCAATACTTTTAAGTCTTGAAACTAATAATGCAACCCTTGCATTTGATTCTTTTTTTGCAATATCAATATTATTTGCAGCGTGTTCAGCTTCAATTTTTTCAATTTCTTTTGCATTACCTTTAGCAGCTAATAATTTAGCTTCATAAGACTTATCTTCAATAGATTGAATATTTTTCCAATATGCTTCGCTTCCTTCTTCTAATCCTTTTTGTTGCGCTTGTAATAATTCAATTTCGTCTTGTAAACCTTTTTTTACAATTTCATTTTTAGATTTTTGACCTTCTAATTCAGACGCATCAATTAAAGCTTTTTTTATTTCAGCCTGTTCTTCTAAAGATTTTTTTAAAAATTCTTTGTCTGTTTCTAAATCTTTTAAATCCTTTTTTAATTTTGCTAACCTTTGAGCTTCAGCGCGTTCTGTATCATCTTTAATTGCATTTGCCTTTATTTCTGAAACTTTATCATTAAAATCTTGTTCAGCCTTTAATGCTTCTTCATCTTTTTTGGCTTTTTCTTCGGCTTGTTTTGTTTTTAATTCAGTTTCTTTTGCAGTAAAATCCGCATTAATTGCAGCTTTTAATTTGCCTTTTATTTCTTCATTAACTTTTAATGCATCAACTTCTAAAATTTGTTGTTGTTTTTGTTGCTCTAATAAAGCAAGGTCTTTTTCTGACTGTGTCTTTAATTCTGCAATTGCTTTTTCATTTGTAAGCTTTAAAAGTAATTCATTCGCTTTTTTAGTGTCTTCAATTACTTCTTTGTCTTTTTCGTCACGCTTCTTTTTGGCTTCTTCAGCTGCTTTTGCAGTTGCGTCAGCGTTCTTTTTATTATAGTCAGCCGCTAAAACCAATTGTTCAGTCTTTAAATCCCTGAATTGTTTGGCTTCGTCTTCTGTTAATTGACCTTTTGTTTTTAAGCTTTCACGTAAAGTATTTAATTCATTATTAATCCTTTGTTGACCTAATTCGTAAATTTCCTTTTCAGAACCGCCTTGCGCCTTTAATACTTTAATACGGTTTTCAATTTCTTCATTTCCGCGTTTATTTGCAGCTGATAATTTATTTAAATTACGTTCCGCCTCACTTGTAACCCCAATAAAGTCTGTAAATTGTTCAACTAAATTCCCAACTCCTTTTGCTAAACTACCTAATGGACTATTTTTAATCCAATTGCTAATTTTATCAAAGTTATTTATTACTAAACCTAAAGCAACAACAAGCGCACCAATACCGGTTGCAACAATTGCACCTTTTAAAACATTAAATCCTTTTGAAGTACTATCAACAGAAACACCAAAAGCACGTTGCACAACAGTAGCCGTTTTTGTTGCTGCATTGTTTAATTCCTGAAATACGGTTGTGCTTTTTATAACCGCACCTAATTGTCTAAATGAATCAATGCTTTCACCAACCGCCTGTAAACCTTGCGATAATGCCATTGCAGCATTTACCTTTAATAAAGCTTTTTCAACGTCTTTATTCTCATTACCAAACAATGCCATTGCACCCTGAAGCGCACTAAATCCACCTGCAACCCCTGCCAAAGAAGAAGCAACCGCCTTAAATTTGGCGTCAGGATTAAAGGCATCCGTCAAAGCTTTTGCGTCACCAATACGGTCTTTTAATTCAGCCGCACGTTTAGCCGCATTTACTGCTTCTTTTGAAGTCGCACCGAATTTGTCAGCCATTAAACCAACTTCTGCCTGTGCTTCCCTTAATTGGGTTCGTAAACTTTTTACCGACTTGTCAGTATCTTCAAAAGCTTTGTCTAATTTTTGAACGTCCTGTGTCGCCTGTGCGGTGTCTGTGGTGACCTTTATACCAATAATTTCTTCTGCTGCCATTAATTAGTGTTTATTACTTTTAATAAATTTACAAGGGTTGTTCTGTAATCTGTTGGGTCGTATGAATCAATACGGTTTAACCTAAACAATACGCCATTAATCCAAATATATTTGCTAAAATCTAAATTGTAAATGTCAACCGCAGTTAAATAAACGCGACACGTTAACAATTTTGATTCAATATTTGTAATTTCTAAAATGTACGGTTTATGATATGTATTAAATAAATTATCTGTTGGGTAAGTTGTCGCAGGAAATTGCAATTCCTTTGGTGCGCCAAAATTCAAATCAATAGTTGGGTTTGTTGGGTCGTCCAAATGTCCCGCATATCCGTAAACGTTTAAATTAGCTAAATTTGAACCGCCGCCCGTTTCCCCTGACTTTATATGCCAAGTGTGGTCAATAGTCAATTTTTTAGCCATTAAAATACGAATAACAGAATCCATTGAATCTTCCTGCGAATTATTATTTGACAATTTAAAAATTGTTGTATAATATTTATCAACGTGTGCGTGATTCTGTGGTTGAAATAATACAGAAGGCGCAAATATAATTTGTGTTGAAGCCGTATCTTTTACAAAATCAAATTCTGAATCATAAATAAAGTCGCCGTATGATTGACCGTACTTTTTCAAATAGTTATCATTATAATAATCTGTGTCAGGCGTGTATTTATACGCATAATAACGCGCATTCAACTGTGACATTGGTTTAATTGACATTGTCGCTGACATATCTATTTTTTGCGACCAATCCAAAGAATTTGTCACGGCGTCAGAATAAAAGTCAATATAAGGTGCAATATTAATTTGCCTTTCGTTTATATTATCCTGATAAACGTATAAATTAAACATTTTACAAACTGACAAAAAGAAGTCTTTTTGGAAAATACCCTTTGGCAAATTATTATTCATTGAAACCGTACCATTATAAGCAACAGTTGCTAATTGCGCTGCCAATTGTGTAAATGTAAAATTCGCATTTGAAATGCTGACAATATATGTGTTTGCCGTTCCGGGAACGCTTATATTTATGTAAACAATATTTGTATTTGCAATATTACCTGTCCAATCAAAATTGAAAGTAAAAGGATTATTTGCCGAAAATGTATTTACAACTAAAGTTTGAACTGCAACACCCGCAACATATAAAGTCGCATTAATTGAAGAAGCGGCGTCAGTTTGATACAATCCTGTTATTGAAGCCAACGCCCTAACAGTCTTTGTACTGTCAGTATAAGTAAATACGCTTTTACTTCCATTTTCTGTAAAGTTAAGTAAAGTCGTATTATCAAAAGGTAAATCAATGTTTCGTGCAGTTGGTATGTTTGAATTTAATATTGTTTTTGTTGCACTAATTGTGCCTAAAATAAACCTGTCATTTGTACCTTGAATTCCCTGACTATTGTTTGGTACAATTAATTTTTTAAAAAAGTCAGTATTAAAAAAGTCGCAATTCAAAGTATAAGAAGTGCCTTCAAATATTTTTTCAATATATTCTTTTACATACAAAGCCGGTCTGAACGTATAAACGCTGAAATCGTCTTTATTATTTGAAACGTCGCCGTAATCAATCAATGGATAATAATAACCTGACCCATTTATTGTGTTCCAACTGTTTTGAATTGTTGTAACGTTCCAAGTATGGTTGTATTCGCTAAAATTAAGGTCTTCAAGACGTTTATTACCTAATTCCGTAATAAATCCTGACAACTCACCAAAAACGGCGCATTGGTATTCAATAACGCCTTTATTCATAACAATTTCAAGGATTCTGATAACACCTTTAAATATCTGTATTTTATCAATAAAGACTTCGCACTTTGCCGCCTGTGACGGTGTAAAGTTTGTATTTACGTTTGGTAAATCCGCATTATATTCTGTTGACGTTCCCAAATCAAAAGCAAAACCCAATATTTTATTGTTCTTTGCAGTTGCAGGTATTGAAATTGTACGACTAAAAGACGTATTACGGCTTCCGAAGTCGCGCACGTCGTCAATAGTGTACGTAAAATCCGTCCCAATATCCTTCAATAAATCAATTACATTGTCTTCAATATAAATTTCGGTTCTAATCATTATCTGTATTGACTGTTTAAATATTTACCAACTTCAACTTCTAAATCAAAATTAAATAATCCGTCACAAACTTTGTATTTATATTGGTAATTAGTGTTTCTAATTGTAACCGGGAAATATGCACCTTGAACTTCCATATAAACAATCGGTGAAGCCATTAATTGTGCTAACCACGCGTAATCCATATCATTAATCCAATCGCTTGTCAACATATAGTAATCGGTATGTTGAATTGCGAAGTTATACGTCGTTTCATTATATTTGTTGTACGTGTCAATATTTGTCATTTGACCGCCTGACAATTGGTATGGATTGCGTCTATATGAAGCACGATTAAATTCGCTGCGTCGCTTGTTTACCAATCTAAACGCCATTGAATCATACCCGCCCA